TTGTCTTTTATAGTAATAAAATTATATTTTAAACTATATATATTAATATTATAATCGTATGTATTAGGATTAAATACTTGTAATGCTTCGGCAGTAAGTTCCGCGTCTGTCATTTTTCTATATTGTGGCGGTACTAATGTAGAATCATATATTTCTTTATTAGCATTGGTTGTTTTATAAGTGTTTATAGAAGCCGTTTTAACATGTTCGGGTTTTAATTCTGTTTGATTTAACATAAATTTATATTGAATTTTTCTAAACATATTCATATTACAAAAACCGGAAGGTTGATACTCTTCGGGACGCAGTGAAAAACTGTATGGGTACACACATGGTTCGGCATCATTGGTATGATGTAAAAATGGTTGTACTTTGTTGTAATAGCTTGCCTCTTTAATATCTTCTCTTGGTGCTCCGTCAAAGAGAATATCGACTTCAACTAATGGCTGTTCTGAAAAAGTGGTGCTAAAATTAGTACTATTTATTATAGGAATATTATTTGAAATGTCGCGATAGTGCCAAATCTTTCTAAATTCATCTATTTCTTCTATTGTATAGGTTCTATATTGTGGTTGTATTGTATTAGATGTCCAATTTGATGTACCATCATTACTACCATGACCTGCTTCACCATAAGGACCATACTTAAATAAAAAATCTTGAAATGTGTCATTTGTAATAGTAAATTGTTTTTTTCCTCCTCCATTATATAAAACTCTTTTTGAGAATGTGATCATATTTCCAACTGCACCACCGCCGGTGATTATATTGGTGGCTCCATCAGACGTCTCGGCGAGTGTCATCTTGTTAGCATTTGGGAGTGAGAGAACAAAATATGTTGTACCAGATGTCAGCCCAACGACCGAAGTTTTACCATTATCACTGTATGTCACTTTATCACCAACAACAATGCCGTGATCACTAGCAAATACAAGCCCACTCTCCTCCGACGCGGTGCTGTTCGTTAATAAATTACTACTCGACGTGTAAGATTCATTTCCTGACGCATCAAACCACCAATTATCTTGATATTTTCGTATAATGTCTTCATTTAATCCAGCATGTTCATAGTTAGTAAAATTTAAAAATTGATTACGGCTGTCATTATCATTTCGTTCTACAATCATAACAAGTTCTTTGATTAAATTAGAATGATTTTCTACAACAATCGATTGTAATTGATTACCTTTAATATTTGAAAATTCTTTTTTAAAAACTTGTTGAATTAATAATTCAGTTGTTTGTGCGGATAATAGTTGTTTTTCTTGTTTAGTTAAAAAAATTTGTTCAACTTGTATAGAAGGGGTTAAACTAAATGGAACCGTAGAATTATATGTAAAATCATTAATAGTAGGATCTTGGGCTCTTCGGCGAGTACGTTTTCGCGATTCATATCGTTTTAAATAATAGGGGTAATTTGTCGATGGCGCTGTTATAACACTTGTTTGTTCACCATATAACATAGTATCACTTGTAGCTGTAATAGAAGTATCACTAAAGTCTGTATTACCTAAGGCATGTGAACGTAAATCAGCAGATGATGTTGGATTATTAGGGTACGTCGTTTCATCGTAATGTGCAGTATCTTTATCATAATACCAATAATCTTTTTCAAATACCTCAATGGTAAACATATCGTCAAATTCACGTAACGTAATTTCTATTTGTATGGCTTTATTTTCTAATAAAAACAAAGGTAAATATGTCTTATAAAAATGAGTACAAGCAAAATCCAATGGTATATATAAAATTTCGTTTTCAGTTCGAATAGGGCTATTATAGTATTTATTTATATATGTTTTAGAATTATGTACTGAACTTGTTGTTGTATCAGCATATATATTATTATGAATAGAGCCATTTATAATGTCTGTATATTTTTTACGTTCTTCATCGGTATGATGAAGCATGTATAATGTATATAATATTCTAGCATCTAATGTTTCTATAAGAATACCATTTATTTTTAATTTAAGTTCTTTTATAATAGATAAGCCAAAATTATCATTAAATTTAAATTTATATTCATTTGTAGTTTTCATAGGTGGTACGCTTAAGCGCAAAAATACTTTTCCTAATAAATCACCATAAGTAGGTATTTTACACAATAATTTTTTATCCTGACCTTGGACCATCGTCGTATTTCCAATAAATGGAACAGTGAAGGATTCAATCGCGAAATTAGAATGACGCTTAAAGACACTTTTAAAAAATGTTATTTCGGGATCACCTATAAAATATAAATTATTATCTTGTTTATTTGCCTGCGTAAGGCTTGGTATAGAAATCATAGCTTATATAATCTATATGTATATAATCTATATGTATATAATTTATATTTATATTTATATTTATAAATATTAATCATTTATATTATCTTATTTCAATATAGTCAATATAGTCAATATAGTCAATATAGTTCAATATAGTCAGTATGTCAATATAGTCAATATGTCAATATTAATGTACTTTCATTCAATGTGATTTATATAAATAGCGAACTTAATGACGACAAGACCGTATTACAAATATACAGATCAACTGAATTTGTTTGGGAAATAGTAAAATACCAAAATCGGGGAATATATAATACATCTTGTGGTTGTAATTCTATTTCCATATTGTTTAATTTCTTATTATCCTTTATCGTGCGATCATATATATCTTTATGTTGATTTCTATTAGCTTTATTTGTTTCGTAATAAATACTTGGTGGATATAAATGAATGATGACGTGTGTTTTAGCAACTATAAATAATCTATCTGTTTTATGATATGAAATAAAATCAGCATTACTATAATTAGATATAAAATATTTTTTAATTAATAAACCAGGTGTTAATAATAATAGCGTATTATCTAAATCTATATTAAAATCATTATGCCAAATAATAATCGGAAGACGTGACAATATTTTTTTTTCAAAATAAGAAGATGTTAATTGATCATTATTTAAATCTGAATATTTATACTGTTTGTTTGTTTTTTTGTAACTAAGAATAATTAATAAACAATAAATAATTATTATTATTATTATTATTATAATCGCATGTCTACTATTTATTTGTAACATAGTATATTATATTATAATAATATTATAATATTATTATATTATATTATAATCTTTTATCCTTATTTAAAGATAAATTGAATAAATATTAATATACAGTTACATAAATAAGAAAATGAGTACCAGTACAGAAGAAACATTTATTGGAAGAATTAAGTGGTTTAACAACAAAAAGGGGTTTGGATTTTTGTCTAATTGCGAAACAAATGAAGATGTATTTGTTCATCACACTGGCATTAAACTCGGAGAAGAAGCGTTGAACAGCAGCGTTAATATTTTTAAAACGGTTATTGAGGGTGAGTATGTGTCCTATCAGAAAAAAATGGATAAGGAGCAGCGCTCGGTAGCAAAAAATGTCACGGGCATTATGGGTGGGCCTCTTCTGTGTGAAAATGTGAATAAGAAAATCTTTATTTCTAATAGACATACTGAAAAGCATTCCGAGGAAGGTAGTTCGGTGGGACATTCTAATGGTGGTTCTTCATATAACTCAACTGTCAGTCAAGAAGAAGTGAATACTGTTGTATCTGATAGTGTAGGTAAAAATCAATTCTCCGACCTAGCAACAGAATAAATTATACACAAAACAAAACAAAACAAAAAAAATATTTTATTATACATCAAAAAAATAACATTTATTTAATACCTTTAGCAACAATTATATTATATGTAATACTATTATCTATAATATAACTTTTCAATTAGTGTGAAAATACTAAATATTCTTTAACTTTTTGTTTAAAAGTATCCATATCATTTATATATAAATCAGCCGCTGCTTCATTTAAGGGATCATTTGCGTTCGGATACAACAATAGTTGTGGTATAAAAATATTATATATGTGGCTTAAATTGTATATAGGCGACCACGTTTCATTTAAGGTATTTAAACAAATGGTTCCCGATCGTAAATCTATATTCGGATGGTAAATTTTATCTACAAATCCCACTGATGGTGATGTAAATGGATAGTCCTTTGATATATGAATCACAATTTTCCATATACCATTTTCGTATAAAGAATCCTTAGGACCTTTAATGTCTAATAAAATAATATTATCTTTAACATTAATATTTTGCGCAATTTGTTTTAATTTAAATATATCCCTTTTAATTCGTTCTTCCATATAGTAACTATTAGGGTAAATAATAATATATATTATTATATATATTATTTATTATAAACTTAATTTTAATTAAATTATAATTTAATTATAATTTAATTATGATTTAATTATGATCATGTGGTAGTACTATACCCTTTTATTACATGATTTGATTTGTTTTTCACAATCAAAGCATTTGGTAGGATTGCTAAAACTATAATCTGAACTATTATTTTGATACTGAACTTGATTTTCGCAAGAAAAACATTTTGTTGAACCACTATTAAATATCTTTGTTTCTTCGGGTTCTCTATTATGCGGATCGAAATTGTAAAATTGATTAGGAGGTTGTCCTGTTACTGGTTGCCCTATCCCGCCGTATGGACTATCTCGTTTAATTTCAAGCATACGCCTGGTAGCAGGGGTTTCAATCGAACAGCGTAATTGATTTTCTTTATTTTCATTTTTTTCTTGATACAATAACGACGTAATTTTTCGATTCGTATGTGTAGTTTTTTTATGTAAGCCAAATACAAAATAAGTTAATACTAATAATCCTACTAAAAAATATATATTTGAATATTTCATTATATAATATAATATATACATATTTTTATTATATAAAGGAAATATAAAATAACTGTTAAATAGTCAATTATAGGAGTCCTGTCCAATGTAAATTGTTACGTGTCAAAGTATTATAACAACCAAATAGTTAAGATGATAGGTACATACTATAACCAATTATAAGTAATAAGACACATAACATAATTAAACTATCTTTTACGGTATATAATAATGCATATTTACTATATATTGTACGATTACTATCATTTTGATTTTCGTTATAATATATGATGATATCATTCATAAAATAAATAATACCTAATAAAATAAAAATAACGATGTTTAATATATAATGAATCTTAGAGTACATAATAAATAAAACCATAATAATAAAACTTAGACCCAATTCAAATAAAGGCGATTGTTTATTTTTATAGGCAAAATCAATCAAAAAATAAATAGACGCAAATAAAACTATATATTTAGTATAGATTTTTTTATTATAAAAAAAATCAATTGTTTTTTTTGGTAGTAATGATCGAACAGAATCCGAATAAATAGATAACAATAATATTAGCAATGCTCCCAAAATAACATTGGTATTTTTATTATTCGTATATGAATGAGTTTGATGAGTATTTTTTCTATTTTGAATATACATTGAGTATTTATATAATATAAATAATATTTTAATTTATATTGTATAAATTATAAATTACAATAATAATAATAACTATAGTAAAGTAATAATAATAACTATAGTAAAGTAATATTTATAATTTATGTAAGATATCGACATGTCCTAATAAATGGCGCTTACAACAATAGCGTGTAATATTAAGGGTTTTAAATATATCTATATTATGCTCTAAATCATCAGTTGTTGTAATATTTTCATCTATTACCATAATATTTTCATGTATATTTTTTTTCTTTTCATGTAAAAGTCGTTGATAGGTATTCCACTTTGAACCCAATACATTATTACACGAAAAACAACGAACAGGTATAATCATTTTCTATAAATTATAGTTATATTAATATATTAATAATGTTATATTTATATAATTAAAATCAAATTTAATATATTTTTTATTATATAAAAATAAATAACATATTATAAAGTAATGAATACTATATTATCTGGAACTATAAAAAAAGGCTATGATTATATTACAAATAAAAATACAACACCTACGGTACACATTCAAATATTAGAACCTCTTTCGATTATTATTAAATTGGCATTAATATCTTTATATCCAGTCGGAACAAAAATAGCAATTTATAATAATAAATTACATATTCATTCGCCTACGATATTTCAAGGAACTATTCGTTGGTCATGTGGTTCTACAAGAGAAGATATACATAGATTATTAAATCCAATAACAAAGGCATTGTATAATTATTCGCCATTTATAAATGGAAAATATAGGCAATTATTTAAATCAGCCATAAAGGGTTTAGATATTTTAAAACAAAGCTATAACGACCAATCTAGTATTTTATCTCATGCGTTGGAATATTATATACATATTATCGAAAGAACGTTTGAAACACCCATCGACACTATCCGTGATATAAATAAAAACATACAATCCTTGGATAATATATTTATGGATTTATGGACAGATATCGATATTGATATTATCTCTAATATGTTTTCTATTATAAACAATGATGTGGATAATATACCTGATTATATTACTGCAATTAATGCTATGTTATCAACAAAACGATTACGAATTAAAGAAATTATCAAAGATGCGTCTAAACTAATTTAGTATGATTTAAAAAACAAGACTATATGTTTTAATATATATATATATATTATAATAATAGTAGAATGGGTTTAGATAAAGCATTAAGTAAATTATTTAAAGATGTTAAAAGCATCGTCTCTCCTAAAAAAAAGCGTCGTCGTTCAAAAAAGAAAAGTGCCACACGGCGAAGAAAAAAACGTTCATTAAAAAAGTGCAAATGTAAATGTGGAAAAAAATGTAAAAACAAAACCTGCAAATGTAAATGTAAGATCTGTAAGTAATCCGCTACTCTAACCACTCTAACCACTCTAACCAATATTTAAATATGTTTTAAGTTTAAAATATATTTTAATACTAAATAATAAGGTTCCTATAAATGTATAAAAATACGATATGTATAGAATCATTAGGTGATATTTCCGAACAAATAGAAAATGAAAATACAGAAGAGTATAAACAACTTTCCGAACAATCTAAAATTCTTAAAGAAATATTTAGTGATTTATCTATGATTTCTAGTCAAGCTAATGAACCATTTGAACATATCCAAGATTCAATTGAATATACTGTCGATCATACACATAGTGGCACCGCACACTTAATTCACGCCAACAATTCTAAAAAAAATATAAATAAAAAAATCATTATAATTTCTTCTATCGGAACAATTACAGGAGGTATAATCGGAGCAGGGATCGGGAGTATTTTTAATCTTCCTGGTATAACATTGGGAGCATATATAGGTGTTATATGTGGTTCTGCTATTACTGGGTCGATTATTGGAACTACCTTAGGGGCTGTTACTGGGACAAAAATAAGCAAAATATAATATTTTTATATAGTAAAAAAATTATAATAAATATAAAAAAATAAATATAAATTTGATGAAATATGTATATAATTTATATTATTAAAAAAGAACAGTATGAACAGTATAAATAAACTTTGCCAGGCTATAAATAATAAATTAGATACAGTTATTCTAAAAATAGATAGTATAGACCATAAAATTCAACTATTAGAAAATAAAATTCAATGTATAGAAAATAATAAAACCATTAAAACCATTAAAACAAATACTACTGAAAAAAAAATACGTGAGCGTGAAATGATTTCATTATCAAAAAAAACAAAAGTAGTTAAATCAGGTTCTATTACTATTAAAGAATATAAAGACTGTATATTAATATGCGGAGATACCTACGATAAAAAGATCATTATTAAAAAATATAAAGGTTTATGGAATCCAGCCAATAAAGGTTGGATTATTAAAAACAAAACATATAAAGAACCTTTATTAAAATCTTTACAAAAAAATACTAAGAAAGTTAAATTTAGTAACATTCATACTAATCTATTATCTCCATCAGTCCATGAAGAATCAGATGATATAGAACACAGTTCACTATCTTCTACATTAGCTTTTTTAGATGATGAATGATGAATGATGAATAATAAATAATAACTATATATATTTAATCGCTATTTAATCGCTATTTTCTTGTAATCTCTCTAAACGTCTTAATCTATTTTGTTTTATTATGCTACTATTATTTTTTGATTTTCTAATTTTTTTATGTTTTCGATGTTTAAAGGGAGATCGCCGTGTATTGGATTTGTTAGATTTGTTAGATTTGTTTTTTTTATTTTTTTTAGTTTTATTATGACGCTTATTATCGGGCGTACCCGCTTTCGTATTCATATGTTTAGTAGTAATAGCTTCTTTTGACGCGGGAAAATTTTTAGTTTGGTTTCGGTTTGTGCTAGGAATGATTGGATCGCTATGTTCACTATGTTTTTTATGTAATTTAGGAATAAGATATTTTAATGATTTAAGAGCATCTTTAAATGTATAATCCACAAATGAATAGTGTGATGTTTTTTTATTTGTAGTTTTTTCTTCGTCAATAAAAATAGTGTTCCAATTGTATTTATGCTTAGCGACTTTTAAATTATCTAAATTATCTTCAAAAAAATAAACACTATCATCGTCTTTGATATTAAAGCTATCAATAACATATTTATATGCCTTAACATATGGTTTAGGCCTATCTAAATAATTATCTAAGGTTGCTATATGGTTTTTTTTAAATATACTTGACAAATTTGTTTTATCGATAACTTCTTGAACATGGCACAAATTTCCGTTAGAAAATAAATAGATTTCACCTTTATATTCTTGTAGTAATTTTATTAATTGTACTTTCGGTGTAAATAATGTATAAAAGTTTTCGGTAATGTCTTCTGTATCATTTTCTTCTTTTGGAATATCTTTTGAATTATATAAAGTGTAATCAACGTCAAAAATTAATTTAGGATACATTATTATAGTATAATATACAGATAAATTAATTATATTTATTTTACTAAAACATTTTAATTATATAAACGCTTTTAAAATGATTTAATTTTTTAAATGATTTAAAAATATAATCATATATGTATACAATGAGTAAAATGGACCACAGCGCAACAGAATATTTACTACAAGAACAACCAAATCGTTTTGTTTTATTTCCTATTAAACATAATGAAATATGGAAAATGGTAAAAAAACAACAAGCCTGTTTTTGGATTTCAGAAGAATTAGATTTATCGAAAGATTTAGACGACTGGGCCAAATTAAATGATGGTGAAAAACACTTTATTAAAAATATTTTGGCATTTTTTGCAGGAAGTGATGGTATTGTATTAGAGAATCTGGTATTAAATTTTTTTCAAGAAATACAACTCCCCGAAGTGCGTTCCTTTTACAGTTTTCAAATTATGATGGAAAATATCCATTCTGAAACATACTCGTTATTAATTGATAAATATATCACAAATGAAGAAGAGAAACATAAAACCTTTAATGCTATACAATTTAGTCCAGCAATAAAAAAGAAAGCAGACTGGGCTATTAAATGGATTGATTCTGATATAGCTAAATTCTCAACACGACTAGTGGCTTTCGCCATCGTCGAAGGGTTGTTTTTTTCAGGAGCATTCTGCTCTATATATTGGATGAAAAAAAGAGGATTATTGCCGGGATTAACGTTTAGTAATGAATTAATTAGTCGTGATGAGGGCATGCATACTGAATTTGCTATTTTATTATATTCTATGATCGAAGAAAAATTGAACAAAGATACGATACATGCTATCTTTAAAGAAGCTGTTCAAATTGAAAAAGAATTCATTATAGAGTCTATCCCTTGTAATTTAATAGGTATGAATGTTACCATGATGTCTGAATATATAGAGTTTGTTGCTGATCGGTTATTATTACAGTTAGGATATGATAAAATGTTTAACACGTCGAATCCTTTTGATTTTATGGAATTAATATCTTTAGATAGTAAAACAAATTTTTTTGAAAAACGAGTTAGTGAATATAGTCTGGGCGCGATACAAAATGAAAATGAAGACGCAAGTATCGAATTTAATTCTGATTTTTAAAGTATCTATCTATTTATTATTAATTATTATTAATCTATTTATTATTACTAATCTATTTATTATTAATTATTACTAATCTATTTATTATTAATTATTACTAATCTATTTATTATTAATTATTACTAATCTATTTATTATTTATTATTTATTATTTATTATTTAATATAATAAAAAAAAATATAATTATATATTATAAAATGTACGCGTTAGAAAAATTTGTTGTTGATCAGGCTATGAGTGGTGGCGCGAAAGCAAATCCATTAAATGTAGTTTTAATGATAGTAATGGTTGTAGCATTCCAAATCCTTTTTATTTGGTTTGCGAAGCTCTTGTGGAATACCTATTTAGTAAAATCAGTTACATTTGTTAAGCCTGTTAAAGATCTCTGGCATATGTTAGCAATCTTTGTTTTAATTAAATTATTATTTTAGATTAAATAATTAATAACTTTACAATAAAATTATATTAATATATAATATATTAATATAAATTTCTAATCATAATAATAATATGGCACATACAAATACACTTATATTATTGACAATAATTTCATTATTGAGTTTTTATTTATACATATCTAAAATTTATTTACTTGAAAACAAAATAGAAAATATAGAACCCTTTTCTATACTTGATTTTTTAAAAAAAAAAAATAATGATAATAAAACGGTAAAGTCCAAACAACACTTAAAATATCCCAATTACATTAAAGACCACAGCTTTATAATATTTAAAGATGATACGAAACTTACATTAGATAATGATATTTTATCTCATAATGAATATGAAAAAGCAACCTTAAATGATGAAATTATTTTAGATTTAGATTCTATATTAATACCGCTAATCAGTAAAATAAATAAAACATTGGGTGTATCGTTTAACAAAAATAATATAGATTATAGAAAGGTCGTTATTAAAATTGATAAGAAACAGAATTCCTTATATCAAATATTATTAGTTTTATTTCAAAAAAAGGGGGCCCAACAAGAATTAAAAATAGAAATATATAAAAGTAATACGAATAAAATAAATATTAATGACATCAAAGAAGTGTCAAGTATTCACACCTTGGCTTTATTAAATAATAATAATGATGTTGACGATTATTATCATTCCGATTTTGGTAACGAGATTAATGATGCTACACATGAAGAAAATAAAACACATTTTGATACAAATATAAATAAAAATATTGATAAAATTTCTAAATTTTATAACTTAGAATCTATATATAAATATCCTACCATTGACGATAAATTACATGATTTTAATATAGCGGATAAAAAAGCATTAAGTGGGTATAAACATAAAATATTACAGTATGGTACTATAGATTTCAAAATTAATCCCAACGGTATTCAAGAGCGTTCAGGTAAATATAATTCTTGGTTTATTGATAGGCAAAAAGAAAAACAGATTACGAAGGTCTATCCACAAAATAAAGTTTCTTCTACATGGGATCATACGGGAACACTTATTAATAAACAATCAAATGAAAAAGATGGTGTCGATTATGCCTATGAAGAACGAAATAAAATACCACGATATCATATATCACAATATTCGCATTACGGTAATAATAAATTTAATCGATTACACGCCTTTAAACAGTTTAATACATAAATTATAATCACAGAACACTATGTTCACAGAACACTATGTTCACATAACCGTATTACAATATTACAATTTGATACCGATATATTTACGTATAATATTAATTATACATATATATAAGAAAGAACCATGAGTGGAAAACAGCTAAAGATTAAGATTGTACATCCAGCTGCGAAAGAATTTTATCAAACAAAACACAATTATGATTCGGATAGTGGTTTAGATTTGTATATTCTTGAAGATATTATTATTAAACTTGGAGAAACTAAAAAAATAGATTTGGGTATTCAGTGTGAAATGCTTACCGAAGAAAGTGATACGAACACACTGCCTTATTATCTGTATCCTCGTTCAAGTTTTAGCAAAACGCCACTTATTTTGGGCAATCATGTCGGTATTATTGATAAAGATTATCGTGGAAATATTTTAGCAGTAGTTAAATTTATGCCTACCTATGATATTTTTCAAAGATTTATTGAGGACGGCAACGTAAGTTTTAATGAAACCTATACCATTAAAAAAGGTACCCGCTTGTTCCAGATTTGTGCGAATGATTTGTCGCCTTTTAGTTATGTAATTGTAGATACGTTATCCGATACGAGTCGCGGCGAAAAAGGCCTTGGAAGCACTGGTCAATAAAAATATATAATAAAATAATTTATTTATTACACATATAGTAAAACTATTATCAATTAAAAAATAAACATATTATTCACATTATGTGACAAAGTAGCATAAGTATAGTAATTATTAATTATTAATTATTAACTATTAACTATTAATTATTTGTTAGTTGTAATAAACGAACTAAATCCTTTTCAGAAGCTCCCGAAAATTGCTCGATAATGGCTCCTTCTTTAACTAATATAAACGTAGGCATAGATCTGACTTTACATAATTGACCTAATTGTTTCGTTTCTACACAATCTACATCTACCTTGACACAAGAAACATTTGAATATTTGGGGCTCAGTTTTTCAAATATAGGGCCAATGCGCTTACAAGGACCACACCATGAAGCTGTAAAATCAATTAGAACATATTTATTATTTTCTATTAAGTTTTGAATAGTAAGTAAGTCTTCAATTAATAATACCATATTCTATATATTAATACTATAATATTAATATATATAATTAAACGAATATATATATATATATATATAAAAAATTAATAATCACTATCATTCGTAATAGTCGATAAAATATCATATATATTTTGTATTTTATATCGTTCTATTTTATATATTTTTTTATGTCTATGACTATGTATAAAAACACATAATGATTTTTTAGGAATAGTATAGGTAATAAAAAATAAATCAGGTTTAATAAAATATCGATCTATTCCGTACCATTGAATATGTAGTTGTTTAATATATTGACATATAGGATGAGGCGATTTGGCTACTATCGTTTTATATTCAAAAATAATTTTATTTAATTCTAATGGCAATGTAGAGTTTTTTTGTGTAAATACATAGGACATATAGGTATATTGTATAAATAGGGTTTATATAATTGTGTATTATAATGTATATTATAATGTAGATTATAATGTAGATTATAACATGTATTATAATGTTTACAAACATTACAAATATTTAAACATAGCATGGATGTATATAAATATATAACTAAGACAATGAAAATAGGATTTTTAATACCTTGTACATCAAAAAATAGAAATTGGAGTGATTTTAATGATATCTATTTACATATAATTACGTTGAAATCATTTCTCTGGTCATATGATGACGAACATGAATATACTTTTTATATAGGTATAGATCACGATGATCCCATTTTTACAAATCCCTACATTATTCCACAATTCCGAAAATTTTTACGTTCTGCAAAAAAAGTAAATATTGAATGTATTTATTTTAACGATATACCCAAAGGCCATTTAACAAAAATGTGGAATGTTTTATGTAAAGAAGCCTATGATGATGGTTGTGATTATTTTTTTCAATGTGGCGATGATATATCTTTTGAAACTAAGGGTTGGGTGAATGCCTGTATCGATGTATTACAAAAAAACAATAACATCGGCGTAACGTCCCCTGTATGTAAAAATAATCAACTTATTTTAACACAAACCTTTGTCTCGCGAAAACATATTGAGATTTTTGGTTTTTATTTTCCAGAAGAAATTATTAATTGGGGTTGTGATGATTGGATGAATCTTGTGTACCAACCTAATTATTTTTTTCCTTTACCAACACATTTATGTAACAATCTAGGAGGACAACCCCGATACGTAATTGATAATAATAAACAATTTATTAATCAATTTCAAAAAAATGTACAAGCATTACGGCAAAATACCCGAGAACTGGTCGATACAAAATATAAGCCTATTCTTAATGCGTATATACGGCTTAAACATTTGTAAATTATGCTATTTATTAATAGATAATTAATAGATAATTATATATGTATTAATATATGTATTAATAGTTTCCTTCCCATATTTTTTTTATAACTGGTTTAGATATTTTTATCTGTTTATCTAATTCAATTAATTTTTGTGCTTTTGTTCGATTGTTGTTACATTTTGTTTTGTATGCTAACACAATTTGAATTTGTTTTTCATTAAATTTTCTTTTTTTAGTATGAATGTGTTCCTGTGTAACATGTTTATAATCCAATTGAATACCATCCGAAGTTTGTACATATCCTTTAATTATTAAATTACCATGATGTACGTTATAGTGGCAATCTACACACAATTGAACTAAATTATGTTCAATGTTTTTATGATGATGGTCAATCATATTATGTTTATCCGCCCATTCTTGAAATTTAATATGATGAATATCGTCGGTTTGTTTCGAACAAATCGCACACGTATCAATAATAATATTCGAATTATACGAGGACGTTTTATGATTGATGATATCCTTTTGAATATCTAATTCTTCTCGTCGAATTTCGTCTGCTAAACGAATAAATTCTTTATCTAAATTCATCGATTTGGCTACTTCTAATCCATAAATAGAATTTCCTGAACCCTCCTTTAATTTTCGATTATATATTAATATACCTTTATCTTCATCATAAATAGTTTCCATATGAAAACTTTTAACCTTGTCCAGTTCAGTAATTCGTTTCATAGTAGATAGTTTATGTAAATGTGTAGCAAATATAAAACTACAATTGGATTTATCTAAGGTAATAATTCCTGCGGATACAAGAGCAATCGCTGATGTCGTTTCGGTTCCACTACATAATTCATCTCCTAAAACCAAACTATTTTTATTTACTCGTGTTAATATCGAACGTAATTCTGACATTTCTACAGCAAAGGTAGATTGCCCTTTAAAAATATTATCATTGCCGGATATGCGTGTAAATATATATTTATAAGGATAATAATAAAATTCACTGGCCGGAACATACATACCCGCTTGTGCCATAATAATAGCAATACCTACTGATTTCATAGTACTTGATTTACCTACCGCATTCACACCGTATAATAACATGCCATTTATAGATTGTTTAGATTTATTAATAGGTATTGGTTCGCGCAAGGATTTTCCTAAACATATATCATTTGGAATATATTCTACACGTGTATTTAATTTTTCTATAAGTGGATGGCGTAATTGCTTACAATCAATAAAACTTTGTGAAGCCGTATGATCGGTGTTACCCGTATCGGCAGGACTAGTATCTATGATAATAGGTTTTGTATAGTTATTAATAATGGCAGATTTTGCGTTGGACACCGATACATCAATATAAGCGGCGGTTTCTACAATTTGTTTTAATATTTGTCCATAGGTTTGATCATAGGATACTAATAATGTTTTAAATGCTTCCATACATAATTTATTCATTTTGATATAATAAAAATGTAATCGCTCGGAAAATTGTTTGATTTCAGGAGAGGTTATTTTCATATTGCCTGTTAATTGTTTAAGAACAAGATGTTTTGTTTCGATAGTACATTCTTTTTTTTCCTTTTTAGATTTTTTATTTTCTCCTCCTTGTTCCGCTTGTTCCCCCTGTTCCTGGTCTATAATTGTATGAGTATAGGACCAAGTAATCTCTGTTTGTTTGGATAACTTATGTTTTAATATTTTTCCTTTTGCTTTAGTAAGAGTAAAAAAATGACCATCTTTTTCTGTTATTTTTAATTTAACTAATTTATCCTGATCGACATCAATACAATAACTTAATTTTCTAGACAAAGAATGAAAATATTCCATAATCATATCAATTTTATTTTGTAATGTATCTATTTCTACATTAAAGCCTTTATTAAAAATACTATGTTTAATATTATCTTGCCGACTATTTAAAATATCCTCCATACTTAAATGCTGGTTATAGGTATTCATAAATTCGTTAAATGAATCTAATACATTTTGTGGCGGTAAAAGTACCGATAAATCTTTGTGTTCAAATGCCCGTATCGTTTCATACACTTTTACTATATATCGATATGAATTATCTAATTGTACAAATGAACTAGGGTGTAAGACCCCTATCGTCATACGGCGATGGTAACGCTCAATATCATTTATTTTTTTTAATATTTTTTCTATAGCCGTATAGTTATCTTGTAAACATTCGATAATATGATAATGTTTATTTAATGTAGGTATATCGATAATAGGATGACCTATATTGTATCTAAACATACGCCTACCAAAGGCGGTACTCGTGTTATCTAACAAATTCATAACACTATCTAGTTTTTTATTCATATTTGTTTTATCTTGGATAATATTTAGTTGATTAATGGTATCATATGATAAAATTAAATGATTACTGTCATCCCATATAATAGGTTTTTTCATATTTTTAACTATATTTTCATTATGTTCAAAGACAAATTGTAACAATAATACATAACTATTAAGGCCCCATATTTTTCTATCTAAATCTAAATAATCCAATACATCTAATAAACCATATCGTGGAAATAATTTTTCTAATAATTTTTTAATACTATTTATTTTTAATAAATTGTTTTTTTTCTTTTCATAATTATTAAATAATACATTTCTATCCCCTATTTCTAAATACGATATTATTTCTTCCTTATTTATACTTAGTGTTTCGGTATTGATAATAAGTTCTTTAGGGTTATAGGTTTGTATAAAACGAAATATTTCATCTAAGGTATAGGAATCATCTGTCGGTATTCCATGAATATCATAAATAATATTATCACCAGTGTTAATATCCATACAACTAACTCCCCCCCAAATGATTTTTGTACCATTTGATGATATTTCTTCTAAATAAATAGACATAACATGATTGGAATAATGTGACGAATCTAAGTTTACACCCGGTGATATAATTTCAGTAACGCGACGTGTAGGATTTTTAGTCCCATGACTATCTTGTTCTATTTTAACAATGGTATAATTATGTTTTAGTAATATATCACGCCATTTTTCATAGGCGTGATTAGGAAAACCAGCCATTAAGGAATAGTCTCCATTATTTTTTTTGTTTTTTTTTCGTGAGACATTTAAATTAATAATATCCGCAATTTTATAGATTTTTTCCTCAGTGCCATCTTCCGAAGGATAATCATATATTTCAAAAAAAGAACCACATTCCATTAATACAATTGTATTGGATCCATACCTTTTTTCATATTTTTGTTGGTAGGATAAATATTCATCTACTAGTGTCATTAATGATTGGTACTATTATTTACATACTTCTAAATATCTACATATTGTTTAAGTATTTAAACAATAATTATATATTATATGATACAAATATTTTATAAATGGATTTTACAAATGACGATAATGATTTTCTAGGAGAATATTTACATTCTACACAAACGTCACCACGTTCCCCATTGACATTTAAAAAAAAATGTCAGCAATTAACTAACTTAAAAATGTGCTTTGGAGTAAACACATGTGCGTCTATTGTGAGCTGTATAATAGTCGTATGTTTATGTATATCTGGTTTAGTTATGTACACGGATGTATCTAACATATTAATTGACGCAAAGGGAGCGTTAATTGATTTAAATGTAATTTTACCAGAAGTACATACAACGATGAACATGTTGCGAAATTTATGTAATACGCCCGAATTTAAATACTATTGCTATCCAAAAGATACAAATACGTCGTTACTTACTACAATTTAAGTATGTTTATTATATAATTTACTTTTATCATTTTGATTTTTATCTAAATGAGGTTTAACGATTTGATCGACTAAAATATGACCGACCTTAATATCAGCTTTTTTAGCATCTATAGTACCCGCATTTACTTTTAATGCCATTTGTAACATATATACTAATCGTTCAAATTTTTGATTGTTTAATTGCTCTTTTTCTAACATAGTAAATATGTTGCTATATTTTTTTACCAACTCTTGATTATCTTTTTTAACTTGATGTATATACTCTTTTTGATTTTGTAAAAAATTACGGGAATTTTCTTGGTAATCTTTTTGTATTGAAGATATCAGCTCAATCATAGATTCAATCGTCATTGTAAGTATAAGTAGATACAATATTAAAAAAATATAGTATAAACGTATTCTACTAAATAACTATTAAATAACTATTAAATAAATATTAAATATAAACTAAATATAAACTAAACATCAATTTTTATACTACTTAATAAAGACCTAATTCGGCATTAATATCGTCGAGAATATCGATATCGTCTTCAGTAGTGTCCTGAGTATATGGGGTTGAATGACTGGATACATGAGGTCCTTTATTGATAGTAAATGCGTCAAAACTTTCTTCTAGATATCCTACATTATGTTTAGTAAGCAAATCTGTTATACTATTGGTTATAGTGTCTAATGTTTGTGTACTATCATTACTATCATTACTATCATTACTAGTTTGTATAGGTTCCTTTTTTGGTTTAATGGTATGATTTATAGTATTAATGCTATCATTCATGCTATCATTCATGCTATCATGTTCCAATTCTATATCCGATAAAAAGAATATTTCATTATCTGATAATTTTTTTCCTATAACGGTTGGTTGTTTGGTATTGGTATCAAATACAATTTGAGTGTCTGATTCTACATTATAAAGAGTGTCGCGAATACGTTCATTTTTTACAATAAGATGATTAGAATTATTTTTAGTATATTGTATTGTTATACTCGAATTATGTAAAATTCTACCCAGTTTAGGATTACATTTACAGTGAAAATTATTTTTTGTACAATACTCTTTTTCTTCTTTTTCCGAACGTTCGCTATTAGGTATATACTTTTCCAATAAACATTTGTCTTTATGTATAGAATGTTTTCCACAATAATCGCCAAATTTTTTACTCCTAGAACATTGAGCTCCCGTTTGCGTTTTAGCCATACAAATGTATTGTGGGTCAATATGTTTTTTTTTATTTTTATATTTTTTAAAATTTTTTTTTGTATCTAAAAATTTTTCAATTAATTCTTTTTTATTTAAATTATAATGGATTGATATATTTATTAATAGCTGTTCCACATATTTACGCTGTTCTTTTTGGATACATTCGTTAATTTTACTCGTATTCATACTTAAATTATAATAATATGAATATATTGACATATAAAATATCAAATTAAATTATTATTATTATTATTGTTATTATTATTATTATTATTATTTAAATAGCATATGTGTGATCATAGTCAACCGATCGTGTTTGAGTATCCGATGTGTTTTGTTTTCGTTTAGGTAATAATTTATATAATAATTGTTTTTGTTTTTTTTCTAATATTTCTGGAAAAACTATTTTAAATAATACATGTACATCGCCATAGTGTATAGTAGATGATTGTCCGTCGTGATATGGAAATCCTAAACCAGAAATTGTTTTAGTTATTTTTGGACTAATAACCTTTTCACTAATAATATGTATGTTTGTGTGATTGGGTAAAGTAATATCAAACTCATATCCGCATAAAGCTTCCGATAATAATATTTTTTTTTCTATAATTAAATCATGATCGAATTTTTTAAATACAGAATGTTTAGAGACTTTAAACGATAGCTGTACATCACCACATATACTATCTTTTTCTAATAAATCCCCTTTTTCTATAAATGTTTTAAGTTTATGTGTATCCATTCCGATAGGAATCGTAATATCGAGTATTTCATTTTTAATGGTTCCTTTTATGTTTCGCGTAATGGTTATTTGTTTATTGGAACCCAAATATAAATCAGTAAATGTAAGAGGAACAGTAATCTTTTTTATAGGTGATTTTGTTTTTATAGGTGATTTTTGCGTAGAGCGTGAGCGTTGTGACATATGGCCACTAAATAATTGCTGAACTGAATTAAATATTTCCTTTTCAATGGCTTGATTAGGATTATGGGTAAACGTATCAGGTTGAAATCCCATACCAAATCCCGATTGTAATGATTGGATAATATTTTGTATATCTTCTGGTGGTTGAAAGATATCCATAAAATTAGGCATCATAAAGGACGTCATATGAATCGGTATCTCTGAACCCATTTGAAAGGGCATCGTATGAAACATATCATATTGTATTTTTTTTTGTGGATCATGTAAATGCTCGTAGGCTTCTGAAATTTCTTTAAATTTTTCTCCTGCTCCCTTATCATTTAGATTTTTATCCGGGTGATATTCTTTTGCTAACGAGCGATAGGCGGATTTAATTTCTTTTTCAGTCGCTTGAGTTGAAATATTAAGAATGCCATAATAATCTTTATTTTGCGAAAACATATTTACTTTACTGTATAATACTATATAAATGATTATTTTTAAACTAAAATATAATCATTTAAATGTATATTTAAAAATTAAAATAAATAATTAATATATTTATATAGTATAAAATGAAGTGGGAAAACGGAGTTGATGCTGATTTTGCGTTTACAATTGGAGATGAGGTAACCTATAGCGAAGATACTAAAGATTATACAATTTTAAGAAGACTTAACATTACTGGCATGGGCAAATATTATTTAACACGTGCTTGTGATCCTGCTAATCCAGTTCAACAATTAAATGTGAAGCTTGAAGATGAAAGTAAATTAACGGCGACAACTTGTATATCCGCATTAACTAAAGTATTGGCTACTCTTACATATGATGGCAATTTTCATAACACAGAAAATTACATACGCAATACTCTGCTTAATCGTATATGCGATTTTCATGAAACCATTAAACATACTGTTACATTTTACACTGAAGGAGATTCTTTTAAAATGGATTTCGATGAAACGACGCTAACCTTAGTTAACCAATAAATTGTTACACATATAAACGAAATTCGTTTGTTTTTTCATTTAATAATTTGAGTTCATTAATAAGACATTTATCTATATTCGAATTAAAATATCGATCCGATATTTTAATCTGTAATATGTTCGCAATTAAGATAAGTTTATACATATTCTTATTTTTATAGGCTTTTTTAGTTTTTACAAATAAGTATTGTTTAAAGGGGTCATTATTTGTTTTATCGGGGTGTGATTTAACACAAATTTTATTAAACAATTTTTTTATAAACTTTTTTTTATATTTTTGTTTATTTTTACTAAACGTATGTATATTTTTTTTAATAGTATTATGTGTTTGTTGCGTGTCTTCAAAACTCATTCTCGGTTTTGGGTCTGGAGTTGTTTTTGGTGTTGAGTTTGGGGTTGAGTTTGGTTTTGAGTGCGAATCGGTAGTAGTATGTGATATAGATACTAATTGAAACGAGCCAGAATCATTATATGTATTATTGGATTTAGCATTTTCTTTACAACTATTTGTATTTTTATTTCTGTGTCTGTTTCTGTGTTTGTTTTTGTTTTTGTTTTTGTTTTTGTTTTTGTTTTCATTTTCAGTTTCATTTTCATCTTCATCTTCGTTTTTATCGTCATTCCCATCTTTATTTTCATCTTCATTTTCATTTTCATATTCATCTTCATCTTCATCTTCATCTTCAGCTTTATCTTCATTTACATCTTCAGCTTTATCTTCATCTTTATGTTCATCTTTATCTTCATCTACATTTTCATTTTCATTTTCATCTTTATCTTCATTTTCATCTTTATCTTCATTTTCATCTTCATTGTTACCGTGTGTTTCGCATGCGCCTTCATTTTCGTCTTTATCTTGTTTTTTGGCGGCGTCTTTGTTTTGTTTTTTATGTTTAGAGTTTTGTTTAAATTCTTCAACTAGAATATTAAATTGGTTTTTTTGTTTCTTATATTCTATATAAAATATAAATACTAAAATAGAATAATATTCAAATTTATTTTTAGAAAAATTTTTAAATGCGGAATAATTTATATGTTTAGGATCTTGAAATATTGAACAAAAAAAAGGTGTTTTATGTATAGTATGTAAGTAATGAGAACGCATATACTATTACTATGTATATAACATTATTATTAAATTTTAAATTATAAAAAAAATTTAAACCTTTCTATATTGTATAAAAAAAAGAGAGAGAGAATGGTAAAAGAAGTATTTTCATTTATGGGTGGGTCGTCCAAGGTTGGGATCGAGGGCGGCGCCATTACAGTCAGCGGCATTACCCTTAACGTCGGGCCCAATGATACACTCGCCAACAACACCAACAACATCCTAGGAGTAAAAAATGCTCAAATTATAGGTGAGCAGGCTGATATTACAGAAGTTGTAACCGCTTATGGTGGTATCGTTATGGCAGGTACGACTGCAGCCAATTCTATTATATCTTTAAATGCTAGTAAAATTGAACTTAATTCTAGCACCAGCACATCTCTTACGATGAACGTCGAGTCTACGCTTATATTTAATGCCAGCGGTGACGGTGATTCTTCAAGTGATGGTGTAATTGGATTGGTGGATGACTTAAATATATCTGGAACAGTTGTTGCAAGCGGTATCGTAACGGCGGCTACTGGTTCAAAGATTGGTACTTTAACACTTGGAGATGGTTCAATTACAGATTCCAATAATGCTATTGATTTCAGTAATAATAGTCTTACCACGGGCGGTGCATTAAGTGCTGGGGCATCCACATTATCAAGTGCGACTGTTACAGGTGCGTTGGTTGCTAATGGAGGTATTGCGTGTGATACTGATAAATTTACAGTTGCTGACGGTACAGGTAACACAGGTATCAAAGGAACACTTAATGTAGAAGCTGCTTCTACTCTCGCATCGGCAACTATAACAGGTGCATTGGTTGCTAATGGAGGTATTACGTGCGATACTG